GGGCTGGGCGGCAACGGACGGTAGTCACGGGTCTCCTCGGGATACGTTTCCCATGTGTCTCGGGCAAAGGTTGGCCAGACGTTGAAATAGCCTTGTACCCGCACCCGAGGCAGCCGCCGACCCGTCTCGGCTGCTTCGGTGAATCGTGCCGCCACGTCTTCGAGGGTCCAGTCAGCCACGACGGCGCCCTCCCAAACCGTACAACCGTTCGCCCAACCGCCGCACGAACTCGCGTTCGACGAAGTCCAGCCGCTCGTCGGCGTCCGACACCACCAGGATGCGCTGCTCACGCCAGCCGGTTTCCTTGACCGCTTCGAGATTCGTGACCTCCGGTTGCAGCCGCCCCAGCGGGCAGCGATAACGTTGCAGGGGAATCTTCATGCGACGTCCTCCTGTGCCACCGCCCACGCCAGCAGAGCCAGCGCATCGGCCTCGTTGTCGTCCTGCGGGTCGAAGCCGCGTGCTTTGGCAGCGGCGATCATGGCGGCCTTGCCGGCATTGCCCTGGCCGGTGGCGTTCTTCTTGATCGTCCCGACCGGCACGCCCTGGTACGGGATCTGGTGGTGCTCGCACCACGCGGTCAGGTGCGCCAGGAAGCCGCCGTAGGCGTGTGCCGCATCGACACCGGCGTGCCGTCGGACTTCCTCAAAGTACACCGCGTCGATGCTGTCAGCGCACTGCTTGACTTCGGTGAGCCAGCGCTTGAATCGCAGGTAGCGCATACCGCCGCCCTCGAACCGACCTGGCTTGAACGATTCCGACCCGCTGGTGATGTGGCCGTCGCGGCTGGACAATGCCCAGCCGGTGGTCGTGCCCAGGTCGAGGGCTAGCAGACAGCGGGGCGATTCCGCCGGCAGTACCAGAGTTCGGTTCATGCCGCTTCTCCTCTACCGTCCATCGACTCTGTCGGAAGAGCCGGTTCCACCCCATGACAAAATGGTTGCTTCTTCATCGTTGGCCCTCCCCGACCTCGGCATGACATATGAGTTTGGCTGGAGGTGGGCAATGCCGCGTTAGCGGGCATTGCCCACCTATCTGTAAGATAGGGTGAACGCGCGCCAAGCTAGAATTACGATAACCACATGATTGAAAAGCGTTTTCTAGCTTGGCGGAAGCTTGGCATGACAAATTCATGCCAAGCTGGCAATTTTCGTTAAGTGCATGTTCTATCATCGGTTTTTCTCTTTCTAGCTTGGCGCAGCTTGGCAGATTGGCCGCCAAGCTCCTAGCTTGGCGGAGCTTGGCAGGACAAGGTCATGGAATTTCCGGCCTGAATCGGCCAAACTGGTCGACCCTGTTTTTGCATTTGTCATGACTCGTCCTCCTCTTGGTAGACCCATTCCTGGGGATTCTCGACCGGCAAGCAGATGCCCGTCTGCGGGCACAGGTAGTGCGTCGGCAGGACTGGAACGTCCTCCTCCGGAAGCTCTCCGGTTTCCAGATCCGGTTCCCCGGTGATCCGCTTCAGGCGCATGTCCTCGACGCAGAGGTACCCTTGGCGGTTGCCTTTGCGCCGAGGCAATCCGTACGCTTCGGCGTTTCGGAAGAACTTGATGTAGCCCTTGGTGGCGAGTACGGCGATCCGTTCGCGAATCGTCCGGTCGGCGCCCAATCCGCCCTGGTTCTCGAAGGTCATCGAGAACTGCCCGGACAGGTAGCAGCGCCCCTTGGCCGCCTCGTCGTAGAGGATCTGCAGAATCACGTCCCGCTTGCGCCGGCGCTCGGCATCCAACTTGGCGCCATACTCGCGCCGGACTAGCCGCTGACCGGGCGTCACTTCCCGCCAGACGCCCTGGACCTTGTCGACGTGCTTGGTCGGGATCGCCGGTCCGTTACGCAGTTCGAAGAGCACCTGGCGCGGGCTCTGGGTTTCGTCCGCGCGAAACAGCAGCATCCCCGTCGAGTAGTAGCCGCGCAGGCTGCTTGCGCCGGAGAGCGCCTGGAACGGGTCTTCCTCGAACTGGCGCTTGCCGAGCTTCTTGGTGTGATGCACCAGCACGATCCCGGCGTCGGGATTGACCGCATCCCGGAGGCGTTCGACGCGCTGCGACAGGAAGAACAGCATCGCGGCGTTGTCGTTCTCCCCAGCGCTGCCTTCGCCGCCGTCGAAGACGTTGCGGATCGGATCGATGGCGATGATGTCCGGCGCTTCCTGGCCGAAGGCCTGGCAAATGGCCGGAATGATCTGCACCAGACCCGCATCGTCAAGGAGCAGGCGCAGCTGCGGGGTGGCCACGAAATTCACCCGTGCCTCGGGAATCCGGTGCGCCGGCAGCTTGATCGCCTTCACCCGTTCGCGCAGGTAGTGGTACTGCACCTCGGCCTGCAGGTAGAAGACGCGCAACGGCCTCGGCGGCTCCAGCCCGAGGAACGTCGCACCGGCAGCCATGTGGGTGAGCCACGACAGCAGAAAATCGCTCTTGCCGACCTTGGGAGCGCCACCGAAGACCAATATGCCGCCCGGCGTCAGCACGCGAGGCCCGACGAGATCGGGCGGCAACGGCGAATCGTCATCGAGTAGAGCGCCGAGGCTGAAGGTCGGCAGCACCGGCGCCGCCGCCTTGATCACCCGCCGTTCGCCCTCGGCGATGAAGGCAGCGACACCAAAACCTTCGTCCGTCGCGTCGGCGGCGTCCCATTTCTCAGGCTTGTCCGTCGGCGGCACGAGGATCGCCACCGATCGGCAGCCGGTAACGACACATGCTCTCGCCGCGGCTTCGGCATAGTCCCAGCCCGGCGCATCGCGATCGGGCCAGATCAACACGGCCTTGCCGGCGAGCGGTGTCCAGTCGGTCTTGTCCACCGGCGCCTTGGCGCCGTTCATCGCCGTGGTGGCGACGATGCCCTGGCGAATCAGGGCATCGGCACACTTCTCACCCTCGACCAGCACGACCGTGTCGGTCTGCGCGACAGCCGGCAGGTTGTAGAGCGGCCGCGGGTCCGGCGCACGGCACATCCGGGCGCGCACGTCCCAGGGCCGGAACTCTTTGCGCCCCGGCGTCGGGTCGTAGCGATAGACGCAGGCGATCAGTTCACCGTCGGCACTCAGATAATCCCACTTGACCGTGTAGGGTCCGAGCTCGTCGAGGGGCGCCTCATGTCTCGCCAGCGCCGGATGGATCAGTGCCCGACCGAGCAGGCCGGCGGCGGCCTCCATCACCGCGGGAAACGCGGTACGGGTATCCAGTCCGTAGTGGCGGGCGATGAGCTCGAACACGTCGCCGCCTTCGCCGGTCGCGCGATCGGTCCACAGCCCGGCTTTCTCGCCGGTGAGCACGATCTCCAGACTGTCGCCTGGATTGCCGTCTATATCGCCGATCACGAAGGTCCTGCCACGGATTTTGCCGGCCGGAAAGAGCGCCATCAACACCGACGGCAGGCGTGCCAACAGTTCGGCACGCAAGTCGTCCCGTTGCGCCGCCAGATCGACCCGGTGCTCGGTAGGCGCGTCGTTGAAGTCAAGCATCGGCGACCTCCCGTTCGCTCACAGCGACGCTCGGCTGGGTCTTCCGGTTTCGAGGCACCGTGACCCAGTGCGCCTCTTCGCTGGCGAGATAACCGCCCTTGCGGGCGATCTCGCGAACGAAATCCGGAGGCAGGCCCACGAGATCCGTCCACCCATCGAGAGGGCGGCCGGTGACAAAGCGCCGTGCACTGGCCCGCAGATAGGGCTCGCGATCAAGACAATCGACGATCGCCAGCGCGATGACCGCCACCACGAGATCGGCCTCGGGGCCCTGGACCGAGGCATGCCGGCGCAGCACCTTCTCGATGACCCGTGAACCCACCAACGGCCTCGGCGGCGCCCAACGCTTCAGAGCGGTGCTCATCGCCCACCTCCGGCGCCGGCACAGCGTTCCTGCCAGCTGCAGAACCGACACTCAAAGTGGCTCGGGTCAACAAAGCCACGCGGCAGCAGTTCTCCCGCTTCGGTGGCTTGAATCACTCGCACCGCGCGATCCGACATCCGCTGCGCCAAGCCCCCGTCGAACGGCACGAGTTCGAACCACAGTTCCTGGGTGTCCTTGTTGATCGCGGTGAACAGCGCCGGGTGGTCGGAAATGCCGGGAATCGACGACTCCATGTACGCCTGATAGATCGCCACCTGCGCCGCATAGACGGGCTTGCTGACCGCCACCCCGGACTTGACGCACGCCTTCCAGTTCCGGTCGTTCATCGTCTTGCACTCGAACAACATGGGGAACGAAAGGCCGAGATCGCCTGGACCGTCACTGAAGATGCCGTCGACGTGTCCCCGGATTCGCCCACCGGCGACGGAGAAGCCGAACTGACCACCGTCCTTCTTGCGGGTGTGGAGTTCAAACCCGGCCAGGCGCAGCCAGCGGATGGCGAGATCCTCGAGGACATGCCCGACCTCGAAGATGCGCAAGGTCCGCCCCGAGAAACCCTTTCCGGGGTCGACCGGCGCGCTGGCGTACTCGAACTGCAGGGCACGCTCGCAACTCACCCCGAGGCGTGACGCCCCGAGGTACTGGCGTGGCGTCTGCTTGGAACGCTCGGCGTCGAGTGCCTGGTCGATCACCTGCGCGAACCGCTCGTGGAGTCGGGGTTGATGATTGAAGTCGAGCATCACCGCAGCCCTCCTGACGAGGCAGGCTGACGGCTCAGCCTCGCCTCGAAGTACGCCCGCTCCTTCGCGGCCAGGCGTTCGTGTTCCTGGAGCATGTGCGCCTGGTAGGCGTCGACCACGACCTCGACGAGGCGCAGGACTTCCGCCTTGGCGTAGTCGGCGAGCGGGCGCGCCATGCCGATGGAAGCCACATACTCGCCAAGCGGCGGCAGGCAGGACTTCATGGCGGCCAGTTCCATCTCACTCGGGTCAATCATTTGCCCCTCCGTTCTTTCCATGAGGCGAGCGAAGGCGTCCTGGCAGCGCATCGAGCAGAACTGCCAGCGATCGGTGGTGCGATGGGGATCGCTGCGTTTGAGCCGAGGGTTGAAGCAACCGAACCCCCGCGCTTGTCGGGAACAGATTGCGCATTTCAAGCCGCCTCCCGCGCATCGCCGTGGGCATCGTTGGCCGCCATCACCAGGCGCCGGATCGTGCCCTTGTTGAACTGGAACGAGAGCAGCGCCGAGGCCTGGTAGCGGGACAGGCTGAAGTCCTGGCGGTACTGCGGCGGCAGGTACTGCAGTTGTTTCTCCGTCGGCGACTCGCGCAACCAGCGTCGGCTCTTGTGCGCCGAGTCCTGGGATTCGTTCTCGTTGAGCCAATCGTCGGCATGCGCGAGACACACG